CCAAAAACGTCATTGCTGGCATGATGTCCGGCAAGGGCGAGGTCGCCCGCAAGAAGGGCGGCAAGGTCAATTACGAGCCGTCATGCGACCTGCCTGAAGAGAAGGCCGTGACCAGCACCAAGGGTCAGGAAGCCATCGAGAAGGCGGCCGCCAAGCGTTCCGAGCCCAAGCGCGCCAAGGCCCAGCATTACGCTGACGGCGGCATGCCGAACCAGCCCGACCCTCGCATGGGCATCGTCAATAAGCAGTTCCTGAACTTTGGTTCGGGCGCGTCTGGCTCGCCCTACAAGAAGGGCGGCAAGGCCAAGCACCCCGACGAGGCAATGGACAAGGCCCTCATCAAGAAGATGGTGAAGCCGTCCGCTCGCACCAACAAGAAGGAAGGCGGCTTCCTCCGCACTCTTGGCGACCGCGTCGCTGGCGACCTTGTTGCCGACGAGGCCATGAAGCTGAAGGACAAGATCCTCGGCGAAGAGGGCCTTGGTTCGATGTTCAAGCGCGGTGGTAAGGCTGCTAAAAAGCGTTCGGGCAAGAATGAAGGCGGTATGACCGCTGACGAGATGGATACGCATAAGAAGGCTACGGAAGCCACTGAAGGCCATCTTCCGCAGTATCAACAGGATGCTTATGAGCGTGAAAGCAACCGCTACGGAAAATGGAAAAAAGAGCACGGCATCACTGCTTTGAAGAAGGGCGGCGCGGCCAAGCGTCCGGGCAAGTTCTACGGCGGCGCGATGGGTCCGGGCACTGCCCCGCAGATCACGCCTCCCGCAGCGCAGTCGGGCATGCCCCCGCTCCCGCAGCTGGGCCGCAAGGCTGGCGGCCGTACAAAAGGCAAGGGCAAGACCAACATCAACATCGTCATCGCCGCTGGCAAGCCAATGCCGGGCATGGACCAGCAGATGCCTCCGGGCGGCATGCCGGGCCTGCCGGGTGGTGGCGCTCCTGCTGGTGTGCCAGTGCCCGTCGGTGCTGGTGCTCCTCCGGCTGCTGCCCCAATGCCGATGCCAGTCCCAATGCCGATGCCAATGCCTGCCGCTGGCGGCGCTCCTATGGCCCGCAAGGCTGGCGGTCGCATCAGCAAGGTCGCCTCGTCCTACAAGGACATGACGGCTGGCGCTGGTTCGGGTGAGGGTCGCCTCCAGAAGACTGACATTGCCAAGCGCGGCGAGCGCAAGGCTGGCGGCAAGGTCTATCGTTCCTACAAGGACATGGACGCTGGCGCGGGCTCTGGTATTGGCCGTCTGGAGAAGACGGAGATCCAGAAGCGCAAGTAATTCGCGGCGGCCTCCTACAGAAGCCGTGAATAAAGGGTGGCTGGCACTTTCCCCTCGTGCCAGTCACCCGCATACATGAGGGGACACGAAGAGGGGAACCTTTGTGCTGACACATAACATGCAGTTCGAACGCGAACTGAAGCAGCTGCTCGAACAAATCATCGAGGAGCGCAAGGAGCTGATCTCTACAGGTCTCTCCACGGTTGATTATCCAACCTACAAGCACCAAGTCGGAATTATATTCGGTCTTCGGCTCGCACTTGAGATGTGCGACGAGGCGAGGCTCGCTGTTGAGCGTCGTGAACGCAACTAAGAGGGGAATATGTCTACAATTCAAATGCTGCACGAGGTCGACCCGAAGGAAGCTTTGCTGAAGCAAATCGGCGACAGCTACAAGGACTTCGACATCTTCAACACTCAGGTGTTGTTGGCGGTCTACATTCGCCCTGAAAAAACCAAGGGCGGCATCATGCTTGCCAACAAGACGCGCGATGAAGATCGCTATCAGTCCAAAGTTGGGCTGATTTTGAAGAAGGGGCCGTCTGCCTTTGTCGATGATGAGGGCAAATGGTTCAATGGTCTGACCATTTCTGAGGGCGATTGGCTCGTGTTTCGCCCAAGTGATGGTTGGAACCTAACAATCAATGGCGTTTTGTGCCGTATGCTCGATGACACTTCAACACGCATGCGCATTAAGCACCCTGATGACGTTTATTGAGGAGAAAACTCATGTCTGGCAATGAAGAACAGCTCAAAATTGAGCTTGAAGTGCCTACAAAAGAAGAAAATGACGAAATTGAAGTCATTAAAGAAGAAGAAACACCAAAAGCTGCCGCCATTGAGCCCGAAGAGGGCATCAATGACCTCAAAATAAAGCTCGAACAGGAGCGTCAGGCACGTTTGGAGGCTGAAAGGCAGGCCCGCGCGGCTGCTGAGGCCGCTGCATACGCGCAAAACGAGGTGCAAGACACCAATTTGCAGCTCGTGAAGAACGCAATTGAGACGGTTAAGCGCAACAACGACATCCTCAAGTATAATTACAGCGAGGCAATGGCCGTTGGCGATTACGCGAAGGCCGCCGAGATCCAAGAAAGCATGTCGATCAACGCCTCCAAGCTTATGGAGCTTGAGCGCGGTCGCTCGCACATGGAAAACATGCCGAAGATCGAGCCCGTACAGCCCCAGCGCCCGTCGGACCCGGTCGAGGCACTGGCCTCTCAGCTCTCTCCACGTTCTGCCGAGTGGGTTCGCCGCAATCCGCAGTGCGTGACTGACCCGCGCATGTATCAGAAGATGGTGGCGGCCCACAATTTGGCGATGGCTGACGGCTATCAGCCCGACACTGACGACTATTTCGCCTTTGTCGAAGACACGCTGAAGATCAGCAAGCGTGTCGTCATTCAGGAAGATGATGATCCAATGTCAGGTGCTGCCAAAGTCACTCAGCGCCGCAGCCCTCCAGCCGCCCCGGTCTCGCGTAACAATACAAGCACGGGCTCGCGTCCAAACTCTGTGCGCCTGACGCCAAAAGAGGTCGAGACGGCTCATGATCTTGGCATGACGCCCGAAGACTATGCCCGCAACAAGCGCCTTCTACAGAAAGAAGGCCGCCTCTAAGTTTTAGGAGAAAGACCATGAGCACCAATTTTCAGAAAAAGGTGGCCAGCAAGGCTGCCAAGCCAATGACAGAGACCAATTACACCACCGACAATGCGCCCGCGAGGCCGCCCGTGCGTGACGAAGACCCCCGTGCGCGCGCTGCGGCTCGTGCGGCTCAAATCCGCGACCACATTGGCGATCTCGACGGCGGCACTGACGAGTTCTACATTCCGGCGTCTTATGTGCCGGACGGCTGGACCTATGAGTGGAAACGCCGCACGATTTTTAATCAGGAAGACCCTGCCTACACAGTGCAGTTGGCTCAAGAGGGTTGGGAGCCCGTGCCCGCTGGCCGCCACCCTGAGATGATGCCGACCAACTGGGACAAAGACACCATCGAGCGCAAGGGCATGATCCTCATGGAGCGCCCGCGCGAGATCTCGGAGGAAATCCGCCAGATCGAACTGCGTCGCGCCCGCCAGCAGGTCCGCATCAAGGAAGCGCAGCTCTCCGGCACGCCTGAAGGCACCCTGTCTCGTGACGACCCGCGCGTGCGTCCGAACATCAAGAAGTCCTTCGACATGCCGATCCCAGAAGACCTTTAATGGTCGCGCCCCTCACGAGCCTTGTTTGTGAGGGGCATTTTGCCCTTGTAGCACAGCGGTAGTGCAGCGGTTTTGTAAACCGAAGGTCGGGAGTTCGATCCTCTCCGGGGGCACCATTTTGCTTTCCGCAACATTTGTTGTATATTGTTCGCACAGACGACTTATGTTCGTCCCACCCTCCCCGGCGTGAGGGTCCACTTCCCCGGTTCCTAGTGCCCCCGGCGTGGCATGATTGGGACTTCCTGTAAAAAGGAGGCACCGTCATGGCGAATACCAATGCGCCTTTCGGTTTCCGTCAATACAGCGGCACGGGCTCTGCCCCGACCTATGAGCAGGTTGCCGTCTCTATCGGTTACAACACGACAAACATCTTCTTCGGCGACCCCGTCGAACCCGTGAACGACGGCACCGTCGCTCAGGGTGACGGCACGACTGCTGCTGCTGGCATCGCTGGTATCTTCGTCGGCTGCCAGTACCTTTCGGTGTCGCAGAAGCGCACTGTGTGGTCGAACTACTACCCCGGCGGCACGGACCCGGCTTCGGGCACAATCGTTGGCTACATCGTCAACGATCCGAATGCCAAGTTCCTCGTTCAGGCTGACAGCTCGATCTCTGGTGGCATTGTTCAGGCCGACGTCAATGCGACGGCGGGCTATACGATTGGTTCCGGCAGCACTGCCACTGGCATTTCTGCGGCCACCCTCTCCGGCGTTGGCCCGACAACGGCTACGCTTCCCTTCCGCATTGTTTCTCTCGTGACGTCGCCTCCGGGCGCGAACGGTACTGAAATTGCCACGTCTAACTATGTGATCGTGGCGTTCAATAACGTTACCACGAAGAACCAGACTGGTATCTAAGGAGTAAGGACCAATGGCTGTTAATCTTTCTGCCATCAAAGACCTTCTCCTCCCCGGTCTCCGTGGAATTGAAGGTCAGTACGAACAGATCCCGTCGCAATACGACAAGATCTTCACTAAGCATGACAGCAAAATGGCGCTTGAGCGCACTGCTGAAATGCGCTTCCTTGGCTTTGCTCAGTTGAAGACTGAAGGCGGTCAGACAGCGTTTGATAATAACGCTGGCGAGCGTTTCGTCTACAACCAAGAGCACGTTGAAATCGGCCTCGGCTACGCGATTACTCGCAAGGCTGTCGATGACAACCTCTACAAGAGCCAGTTTGCTCCGTCGAACCTCGGTCTGATGCAGTCCTTCTCGCAGACCAAGGAAATCTACGGCGCAAACGTGCTGAACACTGCAACAACGTATAATGCGGCTGTTGGCGGTGACGGCAAGGCGCTTGTCGCTTCGGACCACCCCATTGATGGCGGTGTGATCTCGAACTACACCACGAACGACCTGAACGAGAGCACGCTGCTGACCGCGATGATCGCGATCCGCACGAACTTCAAAGATCAGGCTGGCCTCAAGGTGTTTGCTCGCGGTCGTCGCCTCGTCATCCCGCCTGCCCTTGAGCCTGTCGCGATCCGTCTGCTTCAGACTGAACTGCGCCCCGGCACGGCAGACAATGACGTGAACGCCCTGAAGGGGACAGCAGGTGGCCTGTCCGAAGGCTACATGGTCAACGATTACCTCACCAATGCTCGTGCGTGGTTCCTGCTCACGAACATCGACGGTCTGTCGTACATGGAGCGCGTTCGCTTCGAAACCGACATGCAAGTTGACTTCACAACTGACAATCTTCTTGTGAAGGGTTACGAGCGTTACAGCTTCGGTTACTACAACTGGCGTTCGGTCTACGGCGCGATCCCGACCTAATCGGGTTAGGGCGGGGTCGAAAGGCCCCGCCTTTTATCTAGGTTTCATTGTCATACAGGCCGACCTAGCGGACGCTGCACAGACTGTGTGACTTACTCGTGCAGGAGGTTCCTATGGGAACAACCACATTCACTGGCCCTATCAAGGCTGGTAACATCCTCAACACCAGCGGCACAACGCTGGGGACCGACATCACCAATGTTGGTTTTGTCGTCATGGCCCAGTCTTCTGCGGTCACGCAGGCGAGCGGCGCAACTTCCATCGTCATTCCCGCAAACAGCCAGATCCTCAGCATCAGCGTGATGGTGACGACTGTGTGGGACGGCGCTGCCACCACCTTCGGTGTCGGCACGACGGCTTCTGCCACGTTCTTGACGGCGGCAGCTGCTCTTGATGGCGCAGCAGTTGGCCCCCTTTCGGCTACTCCCGGCACTGATGCCACACGCGCAGGCAACTGGAACGATGTCGGCACAACTGATCGCAAGATCGCCGTAACATCGACCAACACTGGCGCAGGCGTTGGCGTCATCACTGTCACCTACATTCAGGCTCGTGACCTGACTACCTAATAGGAGAAGATCATGAAGGGTAAGGCTCCCAAGACTGGTGCGATGAAGCACACGGCATATGCAGGCGGTGACAGCAAGGTCGCTTCTGAGGCAATGCAGGGCACCAACGGCTTTAAGCGCGGTGGCAAGACGATGGGCAAGGCCGAGGGCGTGATGTCCAAGGCTCACGCTGGCCGCAAGCCACGTAAGTCTGGCGGCGGCGTGTTCTCCTCCGCTGGCGGCCCCGGCACGCCTCGCGGCAAGGCCGAACACTACTAAGATTGCTCCTCCAGAGCTTTTAGTCAGCTACGGGGGCCTCGCGCCCCCGTATTTGTAATGGAGCACACAATGCCCGGCGCATGGACACGCAAAGAAGGTAAAAACCCCGAAGGCGGTTTGAATGAAAAGGGCCGCGCATCTCTTCGCGCACAGGGCCACGACATCAAGCGCCCGCAGCCCGAAGGTGGCTCACGCAAAGACAGCTTCTGTGCTAGGATGACTGGCATGAAGCGCAAGTTGACTGGCTCGGCGAAGGCCGCAGACCCCAACAGCCGCATCAATAAGGCGCTCAGGAAGTGGGATTGCTGATATGGCAGACAAACCTTTTTGGGAAAAAGATGCTCCAAAAGATGCTAAGACAAAGCATCTGAACCGCAAGCAAGTTCTGTCGGCCAAAGCAAAAGCCCGCGCGGCTGGCAGGCCTTATCCGAACTTGGTTGATAATGTTGCGGCAGCCCGCAGCAAGGGGAAATAAAATGCAGTATCGCACTATCTCGCTCACCGACGAAGGCCGCAGCAACATCGTTGTTGTTGATGACTTTCAGACACCTTTTAA